CCTACCGCACCGCCATGGCCACCGGCGCGGAGCCCACCGCCTTCGTGCAGGAGCTGGCGGACATAGCGGCGGTAACCGACCGCACGACGCTGGATCAGGACTTCACCCTGTTCCGTGGCATGAAGATGCCCGCTGAGGTGGTCGACGCCTGGAAGCCGGGCGACGTCATCAGCCGCGACTGGTACGCCAGCACCGGCGCCAGCAAGGCGGGCAGCATCCCCTACGGCGCCATCTATGACCCAGGCATCAAGAGCGAGGCGGAACGGCTGACGGTGCGGGCGATGCCGGACGTGCGCCTGGAAATCCTGGCACCGCAGGGCACCCACGTATTCCCTGGGCTGGCCGCGCTGGACGAGTGGGTGCTGCCGCCGGACACCCAGCTGCTCATCCGCGAGACCCGGCCGGGCGACAGCAGCCCGGACGGGCCGCGTCAGGTGGTAGTGGTAGCGGACGTGGTGCCCAGGGGTGCGGGCGTCACCACCACGTCGTCCTCCAGGTCAATAAACCGGCGGGCGACTTCGGGGTCCATCGAGGATTCATCGGGTTCGGGCACAGGCACATCCTCCACCCCGGCGGCACCAGCACCAGCACCTGAGCCCACGCCGTCGTCCTCGCGGGCGCCCAAGCGGCCGCCCGTGACGCGCCGCACCCCGGAGCCGCCCGCACCGCCGCCGGACGCGGCCAGCTACACCCCGGCGCCCATCCCGTACCAGCTGAACCTGCGCACCCCTCAGGAGATCGTGCTGAATCCGAACTACGACCGGGGCGAGGCGACATTCCGGATGTTCGCGAACCGCCAGGTGGCCCAGATACCGCTGGCCGAGCGCCGGGCAGCCGGGGAAGCACTGAAGGCCCAGGTGCAGGCCGCCCAGCCCACCGTGGCCACCCCGGCGCACGTCATCGACTCGATCCTGGCCGACGGGCGGTACAAGGGCGCCCTGGAGGTGAAGGTGAAGGGCGGCAGCTACAACACCAGCCGCCGCACCTACGAGAACCACGCCATGGGCATCGGCGGCATCCCGGTGAAGCAGCGGCCCATCTATGGCTACCTGGACCGGCAGACGGGGCAGGAGAGCGCGCAGTGGTACGGCGAGGTGCAGGCGGTGCTGCGGCCCGAGGTGATTGAGGCCCGGGCCACCGTCACCTTCGGCGATTCGCTGAACTACAGCCTGCCCGCGTTCCGGTACGCCGACCTGGAAGGGATGAGCGGGGAGCAGGTGCTGTCGTACAGCCAAGCTCAGGCCAACCACCTGGCGGCGGGCGACGTGTGGCCCACCGACTACACAGAGTTCCAGGTGCACGGCGGGCTGTTCACCGAGGACATAGACCACTGGGAGCTGGACGCCAAGGGTGGGGAGCTCACCCCGGCGCTGCAGGGAGTGAAGGACCGCCTGGAGGCCGCCGGGCACCGCGTGGAAATCAAGAACCCCACCCTGCCGTCCTGGACGAAGCAGGGGCCCGATGTGGACAGGGCGGTGGAGGACTGGGCGGCCAGTGCGGGCCGGGCCCTGGACGACCCGGAGACCCGCACCATCATCGACCGGGTGCTGGGCATGGGCATGAGCCCCGAGTACGTGGGCACCTCGCTGAAGATGGTCGCGGCCGGGCTGTTCGACTCCTGACCTCCCACCACGCCCGGCCCGGGCGCACCACGATGGCCGCGTGCCCGTAGCTACGTTCCGACGCGTCTCGCTGGCCCGGGTCGGCACCCACAGCGCCAGCACCGGCCGCACCTCCATCACCCGCGAGGACCTGCAGGAGATCGTGCGGGCCGCCCACGACCCCCAGTCCGGCCGCACCGTCATCAAGATCGGCCACCAGGACCCCCGGTTCAACAACCCCGCCTACGACGGCGAGCCCGTCTACGGGCAGGTGGAGAACCTGTGCGTCGAGGACGACACCCTGTACGGCGACCTGGTGAACGTGCCCGCGCAGCTGGCCGAGGTGATGCCCAGCGCCTACCCCAGCCGCTCGGTGGAAATCGGCTACAACATGCGCACCAGGGCGGGCCGCGTCTTCAAGCGGGTGCTGACGGCGGTGGCCCTGCTGGGCGCCACCCGCCCCGCCATCAAAGACCTGGGCGACGTGCTGACCGCCACCGCCAGCGAGGCGCCGATGACCTACGACACGGTGGTGCTCATGTCCGCACTGGACGGGGACGCCGACCTCCCACAGTCAGAGCCCGGCACACCCGACGATGACCCCGAAGACCACGAGAGGATCACCATGACGGACCCCAAGACCCCGGCGGCAGTGCTCGCCGCCCTCGGGCTGGCCGAGGACGCCGACGAGGAAGCCGTCCTGGCCCGGATCGCCGAGCTGAACAAGCCTGCCGACCCACCGGTCGCCGCCACGGCCACTGTCCCCGGCACGCCGCCGGAGCAGCCGGTGGCCGTGGCGGCATCAGAGGGCATCGTGCTCACCCCCGCCCAGGTGGCCACGTTCTCCGAGATGGAGACGCGGCTGGCCGACCTGATGGCCCGCGAGGAGGCCCGGCAGACCGCCGACGCCGCCGCAGCCATCGACGGGGCGGTGCGCCGCTTCTCCGAGGACCCGCAGGACGGCGGCCGGATCACCCCGGTCACCGAGCCGCTGTGGCGGGCCCAGCTGGCCCGCGACTTCGAGGGCACTGTGGCGCTGCTCTCCGCATCCCCACGGCTGTACCACTCCACCGGGGCCGGGGCCGCAGTGCCCAGCACCGAGCAGACCGGCAAGTCCTCCGCGCACCAGCGCGCAGTGGACGACGCGAAGGCGCTGGGCCTGCGCGTCTACGACAACACCAAGGGAGCCTGACCGCCGTGGCGAACGTCGACAACACGCCCTACATCAGCCCGGCGGAGATCCCGACAGCCATCGCCGCTGCGGCCGTCTCGTCCCGCCGCTTCGTGAAGATCGCGCCGGGCGGGGTGGGCAACCGCCCCAAGGTGGTGCTGGCCGCCGCCGCCGGTGACTCCGTGTTCGGCGTCTCCATGACCGACGCGGCCCTCGGTGAGCCGGTGGGCACCTGGCGCTCCGGCGTCGTGCCCGTCGAGGCCTCCGTGGCCCTGGTGGCCGGGGACCTGGTGGTGCCCGATGCCACTGGCAAGGCCGCCAAGGGCGGCACCGTCGGTGCAGCCGCTGGCATCTGTGTCGCGGACGCCGCCGCGAACGCTTCCGCCCCCATCGCCCTGACCATCGGCTGAGAGGAACTTCGCCGTGACTTCCGTCCAGCCTCCGCTCTACCCGAACCTGCCGGGCGCCCCGCAGGTGGTGGGCAACTACGTCTACCTGGACCGGTGGGCGAAGAACCCGACCGACCTGACCACGCTCATCAACATCACCACCCTGCCGCGCTTCGTCGGCCGGTACCTGTTCCGGGCGGCCGGTGCCCAGGGCGGCGCGGTGCTGTACAACGTGGCCAGCACCCCCCAGGCATTCGTGGACTCCAACCCGAACCGCCAGCCCGGCGAGATCGGGAACGGCGCCGAGTTCCCCATCGTGAACGTGACCGACCTGCCCGAGCAGGTGGCCACCGTGACCCACTACGGCGGCATGTTCCCGGTCACCTACAAGGAGGCACGGCGGGCCAACTACGACGTGATCAGCCGGGGCCTGACGAAGCTGGGCAACACCCTGGTGAAGCTCTCCGACGCCCGGGCCATCGCCGCCTTCAACGCCAACGCGGCGGTGCCGCGCGTACCGGCCGCAGCCACCTGGGACAGCGCAGGGCAGAAGGCCATCAGCGACATTCTGGCGGGCATCATCGCCATCGAGAACGCCGACATGGGCTACACCGCAGACACCCTGCTGCTGAACCCGGTCACCGCCGGGCTGCTGCTCGGGAACCCCGATGTGATCGCGCGGATGCCCCGGGAGAACGTGGCCTACAACCCGCTGTTCTTCCAGCAGCTGCCCTCGCTGCTGGGCCTGAACATCGTGACGACCACCCAGCAGCCCAAGCAGTCGGCCATCATCACGTCCAGCCAGACCGTCGGGGCCATCGCGGAGGAAATCCCGCAGTACAGCCGGGTCGTGGACGAGGCGCGCGTCGAGACCTGGTGGGTGCAGTCCGCCCGCTTCGACGTGCCCATCGTGACCGACCCGCTGGCCGCCTACGTCATCACCGGAGTCACCACCTGATGGACTACCGGGTCGCCTACCGTGGCTTCCGGGCCGTGGAGGGCTCGGAGCCGCCAGCTACGGTGAACCCGGACCCGCCGCGCCTACCCGGCCGGGGTGATGACGTGGACCCGCACGTCCGCGCCGAGCAGGTCGGGCCGATGGTCCCGGTGATTGCCCTGGAAGGAGACCCGCTGTGGCAGTGAAGCCGAACTTCGATATCGAGGTGGAGCCGCCCGCCACGCCTACCGCTGAGACGGTGGAGGCCGCCCCGGTGGGCCTGGACCGCTTCGTGGTGCTGGATACCGATGCGCCGGAGGACCACACCCCGGTGCCGGTGGGCACCTACGTCGGGTATGTCGAGCCAGCCCTGGTGCCCACCGGGCTGGTCCGCGCGTTCGAGGAGGGCCCCCGCTACCTGGTGGTCAACCGCCCGTGGGTCAACGTGGCGCTGGCCGATGGCCGGTTCGTCACAGGCAACCAGGGCGACGTGATTACCCTGGCGCCCGATACCGCCCGCCGCTACCTGGACACCGGGGCCATCATCGCGGAGCCGACCACCGAGGCCGAGTAGGCCGCCGTGACCGCCCCGACCTGGCCGCCGGATGACCTGGCCAACCCCTTCGCGGTGACGGTCGAGGATGTGCACCGGCTGGTGCCCTACCGGCAGCTGCCCAGCGCACCCGCCGGGGGCTACCCGCCGGGCACCGTCACGATCACCGAGGACGACGTGCTGGCCTGGATCGCCCAGCTGTCGGGTGACCTGACCGGGCGCATAGCCCTGGCCTCCGCGCTGTTCGCGGTGGACCCCACCGCCTACGGCCAGGTGTACCTGCTGTGCCGGGATGCCGTGGCCAACGGCGTGGCCAGCTACTGGGAGGCGGCGTTCTACCCGGAGCGGGCCGGGGCCAATGACACCACCTACGCCGGGGTGCTGTGGCAGCGCTACCTACGCTCGGTGGATGCCGTGATGGCACTGACGGCGGCGCTGGGCGAACAGGGCGGCAGCGGCGCAGCTGGCGGCGTGGACGAGGCCCCCATCTACGTCGAGGGCGCGGGGTGGATCACCTCGCTGTTCCCACCCGTCGCGTTCGCGGACGACATTCGATGGTGACCATCGGTCTCAACGTCAACGGCACCCAGCAGCTGTCAAGGACCCTGGCCCGGTGGGCGAACGCGATGATCGACCTGCGCCCGGCGTTCGAGATCGTCGCCACCGAGTTCGCCCGCATGGAGCTGTCGCAGTTCGCCACCCAGGGGGCCATATCCAAGGACCCGTGGACGGCGCTGAGCCCGCGCTACGCCGCGCGCAAGGCCCGCACCCACCCCGGAGCGCCGATCCTGGTCCGCTCCGGGGACCTGCGCCGCGACCTGACCCGCCGCCCGTTCGGGGTCGAGGAGATCACCTCGGACTCGATGCGCCTGGGCACCACCCTGCCCTACGCCCGGTACCACCAGACCGGCACGCCGAGGATGCCCCGCCGCCCACCGGTGAACCTGACCGAGTACCAGCGGCAGAAGCTGGTCAAGATCGTCCAGGACCACATCGTGGCGGGATCGGCCACCCAGCCCAGGGCCCGCTGATGGCCTGGGACGGCGGCCCGGCGCGGGTCATCACCCTGATGGCCGACCGGCTGGCCGAGCGGCTGCCCGGCCTGCTGCAGAAGCACCGGCAACACAACGGCTGGCTGCCCGAGGCGCTGCCCGAGCCGGTGGTGCACGCCGACTGGCAGCCCGCCGAGGTGGGCCTGGACCTGATGCCCTCCCTGTGGGTCTCGGAGGTCCAGACCAGTGCCGTGACAGGGCCGTGGCGGGCCACCCCGCAGTCGGTGGAGAACGTCATCGCCTGGCGCTACCTGGTCGGGGTGGACGCGTACCTGCGGGACGTGAACGCGCAGGCGCTGGCCGTGCAGCGGCGGGCGCTGCTGCTGGCCGTGCGGACCTGCCTGCTGTACCAGCCGGGCCTGTTCGTCCCCCACGGCGATGAGGACCCCTACTACTCCGCCACCGTCCAACAGTCGCTGTGGCAGGAGCGCTACTCGAACATCGGCACCGCCCAGCCGCAGGGCGTCGTGGGCGGCTTCACCGTCCAGTGCCAGGTGGACACCGAGGAGCAGCTGGACACCTGGCAGCCCAGCCTGGGGCAGGTGGACTGGATCACCGCCAACATCATCCCGATCCCCATCACGGTGCCGATGCCGGACCAGCCATGAACCTCCCACCCCCAGGGTGCTCGGTCGTCCATGCTGTCGCACGTGACCAGTCATCGCCTGTTCAATCCCGGCCCGTCGCCCGTGGTCTACGACGCCGAGGGCCATCAGCTGGGCGTCGGCGCATTCGTGGATGCCGAGGCCAAGGACGAGGTGACCGCGCGACTGATCGAGCGCGGCACGCTGCTGGACAAGGGCACCACGGCCAAGGCCGAGAAGGCAGAGAAGGAGTCCTGACATGCCCGTAGGCGTCCAGATTCGCACCAGCCTGCGCACCGGGCCCACCAACCCGACCGGCCCGGAGGTCTCCGCGTGGTTCGTGGCCGGGGTGACTGCGATGGGCCCGACCAGCGGCCGCATCCCGGCCGTCCACAACATCGCCGAATACGAGCAGACCTGGGGGCCCAGGACGCCCGATGCGGGCATCCTCTACGACCAGGCCATGACGTACTTCGCCGAGGGCGGCGGCACCCTGTACGTCGCCCGGGCCGTAGGCCCCGCCGCCACCGCTGGCCTCGTATCCGTCGACAACACCGACAGCCCGGCCGAGCCGTGCCTCACCTTCCATGCGCTGAGCCCGGGCGCGTTGGATGCGGCGCGTGTGGTCATCGACATACTCGCGCCGGTCAACGCCGTGACGGTGGTCAAGATCAGCGTGGACGGCCAGGTGCAGGAGACCTACGGCGGGCAGTCGGCGGAGGACCTGCTGGCCGCCCTGCAGTCCTCGCGCATCGTCCAGGTGGGCGCGGCCGGGGCCACCGACCCGACGCTGCCGCCCGCTGCGGGCCGCTACACGCTGACCGGCGGCGCCGACGACAACAGCGGCGTCACGCTGGCCACCCTCACGGCGGCCCTGGACACCCTGGGCGACGACTACGGGCCGGGCGCGGTCTCGATCCCGGGCTACGGTGCCGAGGCGGTGGCGCAGTTCCTGGCCACCTACTGCGCCGACAACCTGCGCATCGCCATCACCTCCGGCGGGGCAGGCGCCACCATCCCCGAGCTGGCCTCCACGGCGGCCTCGGCCGGTGCGCTGGGCGAGTTCGGCGGCGTGTTCGCCCCCTGGGTGGTGATCCCCGATGGCAGTGCCACCCGGACGATCAGCCCGGAGGGCTACGTGGCCGGGGTGCGCTCCCGCGCCTTCAACCTGGAGGACCAGTTCTGGCAGGTCCCGGCCGGGCAGCGGGCGCAGGCGCAGTTCGTGCGGGGCACGGACGTGGTCTACGACATCGATGACATCAACGAGCTGGCCGACCAGTACCAGGTGTCGGGCATCATCACCCGGCGCGGTGCGGTGTACCTGTACCAGTACCGCAGCCTGTCGGTGAACCAGCAGCAGTGGGAACTCCTGCAGTCGCGCGACACCATCAACGCGCTGACGGCCCGGCTGTCCACCGCGCTGGAGCCGTTCGTGTGGGATGTGATCGACGGCAAGCACCAGCTGGAATCCAACGTGCTGGGCGCGATGATCGGGGTGCTCCAGCCCATCAGCGACCAGAACGGCCTGTACTCCGAGTACGACGAGGACGGCAATCAGGTCCACGGCGGCTACATCGTGGCCGCCACCTCGACGGCAGACCAGCTGGGGCGCAACACCATCGCCGCCACCGCAGCGGTCAAGCTGTCGCCCTTCGCCGCACTGATCGAGATCGAACTGGTCAAGGCGTCCTTCACCGCGCCGCTGGTCTGACAGGAGTCATCACATGGCAGGAACGTCCGGCGTCCGGTACTTCCGGGTGGAGATCCACTCCACCGACGGCAAGATCAAGCTGGGCCGGTGGGCCTCGTTCTCCGGCGGCGAGCCAACGGTGACGATCGGCACCGCCTGGAACGGCGGCATCAAGGTGCCTGACCGCACCCAGTCACGGCCCGTCTACGGCAACATCACCGTCGGCCGCCCCTTCGGCCCGGTGCGCGACCGCGCACTGCTGCGCACCTGCGTCCGGGCCCTGGGCACCGAGCGCAAGTTCACGATCAGCAAGCAGGACCTGGACGCGAACGATGTGGCCGTCGGGTCCAGCCCGGATGTGTGGGTGAACTGCCTGCTGGTGCGGGTGGGCGAACCGGCCTACGCGGAGGACGACTCGTCCCCGGCGCGGTGGGAGCTGGAGTTCGCCCCGCAGTCACGTAAGTAGGTGGGCGCCTTCGGGCGTGGCAGGATCGGCCCACCACCACAGCCTGGGAGGGCCCATGACCATCGCCTACGACGACGACGACGCGGACACCGGCTACGCGGACGAGGCCGATGTGGAGCAGGTGCTGCTGGGCGAGGAGAACGGCGTGAAGCCGGGCTCGCTGCTGGCAGTGGTGGCCCGCAAGGCTGCGACCTACGTGGCCAAGCCGACGCGGATCGAGATACCTGCCGTGCCAGGGCTCTTCGCCGAGTACGCCACCACGCTGGAGACCCGGCAGATCGCCCGGCTGCGGGTGGCGGCCGACCGGCACCCGGACAAGAACGCCCGGCAGTTCCGCTTCAACCTGCTGCTGCTGGCCCAGTACAACACCGGCTTCTACCTGAACGGCGAGCAGCTGACCGACGGGGACGGGCAGGTGACCACGTTCCGGTCGCGCGAGCTGTGGGAGCAGTTCGGCGACGTGAGCGACTCGGCGGCTGCGGTGTACGAGATGTTCGGCAAGAACGACTTCGCCGTCATCCAGGCGGCCAGTGCGCTGATGACGGACGCCGGGATCGACACCGAGCTGTCCCGGCAGGACCCTTCCTAGTCCGGGCTGCACGGGCCATGCAGGCCGACCCGGACCTGCAGCTGGCGGCCCGGCTGGCGGCGACGTTCCACCTGGACCCGGTGGCGCTGCTGAATGACCTCTCGCCCGTCCAGCTGGCCGCGCTGCTGGCCGCCCACAACGTGATCGCAGCCGACCAGCGGGCGGCGAACCAGGCGCAGAACCAGGCGCTCGAACGGATGCGGCGCTGATGGCCGCCGACGAAGAAGAAGTGACCCTGGTCTTCACGGTCAAGGGCACCGACGTAGCCGTCCGGCAGATCAAATCGGTGGAGCAGGCCACCGGGCACCTGGACACCAAGACCAAGACGGCGGCCAAGTCCTCCGCCGACTCGTGGGACCGCTACACCAGGGCCACCGAGGGCCACATGAACCGGATGGCCCGCTCGATGGGCGTGCCGGGCGTGGCTGCCGACGCGATGAGCCGCCGCATGGCCACCACGCTGGGCGGGCTGGCCGAGCACATGCGGTCCTCCAGCACCAAGGTGGCCGCCGAGGCCAGCACTGCCGGTAGCCGGGCCGCGTCCTCATTCAGCCAAGGCTTCCTGTCCGGGCTGGGTGGGCTGACCGGCAAGGTGGGCAGCCTGCTGGGCGGGCTGGGCGGCGGGGCTGCCGGGCGTGGTGCTGGGCGTGGTGCCGCTGCCGCTGAGGGCGGCGGCGGGGCGGTGGCAGCCGGGGCCCTGGGCGGCCTGGGCACGGCGGCCAAGGTGGGCCTGGGCGTGGGCGCTGGTGCGCTCGCGCTGGGCGCGGGCGCGGTGATGTTCGGGGTCGGCGGGATGAAGGGCGCCAGCGATCAGATCGAGTACCGCAACCAGACCGACGCGCTGCTGGGCAAGGGCACCGGGGACCGGCTGATCGGCGCGGGCGGCTCGTTCCAGGATCGCAACCGGATCGCCACCACCATGGGCCTGTCCAACACCGAGTACCTGAAGGGGTACGGCGGGTTCTCCGGGCAGCTGCTGGGCGCCGGGCTGTCCCAGAGCCAGGCGGCCAAGCAGGCGGCCACCCTGATGCAGGGCGCGGCCGACCTGGGCTCGTTCAAGAACGTGTCATCGCAGGACGCGGCGGAGCGCCTGAGCGCCGGGGTGCGCGGCGAGTTCGACTCGCTGGACACCATCGGCATCATGCTGAACCAGGCCCAGGTGGACAAGCAGGCCCAGGCCATGTTCGGCAAGAAGACCAGCGAGCTGGACATAGACAAGCAGGTGCAGGCGCGGGTGGCCGCCATCCAGAACTCGGCCGGGTGGAAGCAGTCGCGGGGCGACTTCCAGCGCTCGCTGCCGGATTCGCTGGAGGGGCAGCGCAAGGTCGCCGCGTCGGAGCTGAAGAACACCCAGGAGAAGATGGGCGATTCGCTCAACAAAATCCTGATGGCGGTGATGCCGCTGGCCGAGCCGCTGCTGGGCATCCTCGACGCGCTCATCGGCGTGGTGGCACCGATCCTGAAGGGCATCGCCGACGTGCTGAAGCCGCTGGCGACGGCCATCGCCTGGGTGCTGGACAAGATCAAGGCCACCGCAGAGACCGCCGCCGGGATGGCCGGGCGGGCGGCAGGAACCATTCCGATGACACCGCGCGAGTCGGCCGAGCAGACCATCGCCGGTGCCGTGGCGGTCAAGCAGGGCAAGACCGACGCCGAGGTGATCGCGGCGGCCAAGGGGGAGGACAAGACCCACGGCGGCTACCTGTCCGACCTGGGGTTCGCGACCGGCGGCATGGTGCCGGGCTGGTCCCCCGGCATCGACAACATGCTGGTGCCGCTCTCCGGCGGCGAGGGCATCCTGACGCCCGAAGCTGTCGCCATGATGGGCGGGGCCGGGGCCGTGGACCAGCTCAACCTGGGCGGGCTGCGCAAGCGCGGCGGATACGCGAACGGCACGGGCGCGGCCGGGCAGGCGGCGGCGATGTTCGGGACGGGCAGGGCCGCTCTCGCGCCGATCCAGGGCATCTTCCAGTCGCTGACCGCGCCCTCTACGGGCGTGGGCGGGGCAGCCGGGGGCGGAGCAGCCGGTGCGGGCTACACCGGTTCGATGGGCGGCGACCTGGTGGTCCAGGACGGGGTGGTCACGGAGGCCTCGTTCCTGTCCTACGCGGCGGCGGCGCTCAAGGCCAAGGGCATGAACCCGGCCGACGCGATCCACCTGCTCCGGCAGGCGCAGCACGAATCGAGCCTTCGGGTCACCGCGATCAACAACACCGACTCGAACGCCCAGGCCGGGCACCCGAGCCAGGGCATCCTGCAGTTCATCCCCTCGACGTTCGCCACCTACGCCGAGCCGGGGCACACCAACTTCCTCGACCCCCGCGACCAGATATGGGCGGCCCTGAACTACGTCCCAGCCCGCTACGGCTCGATCGCCGCGCTGGCCACCGACCGGGGCTACGGGGCCTACGGGGCCTACGACTCGGGCGGCTGGCTGCAGCCGGGGAAGACCGACGCCATCAACAAGACCGGGCAGCCCGAGGCGGTGCTGACCTCCGACCAGTGGAAGGACATCAAGCAGGTGGCCGGGATCGGTGGCGGTGGCGGCGGCGGCGTGAGCGTGCAGATCGGTGCCATCCACATCACCGGGGTGGGCGGGGGCGATGCGAACGTGCTGGCCTCCACGATCACCAACCAGCTGGCCGACGCCATAGCTGCGCACACCAACCGCGCCCAGGACCGGAGGCTCTGATGCCAGCCACCACTGTGCGGGCCTCCTCCGCCGTCCGGGGCGGGCGGCGGGTGGCCCACCTGGTCTCCAAGCAGGGCCGGGCCTACTCGCTGGGCATGACGCCCGAGTCGGCCACCGTGAGCCAGACCGCCTACACGGTCGAGGAGATACCGCGCCCAGGCAAGCGGGCGCTGACGCGGCTGGCCGCACCGCAGAACCTGGCCTATCACTTCGAGCACCAGATGATCTGGACGCGCGGTGATCTGACCCGCCAGGCCAATGCGCTGATCCTGCTCGCGCAGCGTGGGGTAGAGGTCCGGATCATCAACGTGTCCAACATCGAGGCGGGCACGTGGTTCCGCATCCAGGGGCTGGCGGTGACGATCACCGAGCGCCTGGAGGACCAGCGGCCCAAGATCCTGCAGCTGTCGTGGGACCTGCTGGAGTCCATCGATGTGCAGCCGCGCATAGGGCGCCACCCACCGCCGGGCGGCATGTTCAAGGCCGACCTGACGCCCATCGACGCGCTGGCCGTGAAGGTCACGAACAGCCCGGGCGGCAGCACCTACGACTCGCAGGTGCCGCAGGTGCCGACCAGCATCGGCGCAGCGGGCACGGGCAGCCCGTCCAACTCCTCCGGCGGCTCGACCCACGACTCGCAGGTGCCGTGGGCGGCCGACCACCACAAGGTGGTGCAGGGCGAGACGCTGTTCGCCATCGCCGCCAAGATATGGGGCAACGGCTACTTCTGGCCGTACCTGTACAACCAGAACCGGCACATCCTGACCTGGGACAACCGGATCAAGACGCCGGGGCCGAACACCAGCAAGCCCAACAATGGCAACCGCTACGTCCAGGCCGGGCTGGTCCTGAAGGTGCCCAAGCTGCCCTCGGGCTCGACGGCATCGACGCGCTGACATGGGCGGCACCTCGCAGAACGGGTGGGCCTACCCGCAGCCGACCCGCACCTACCAGATACCGGGCAGCAACGTCGCGCTGACGCTGACCGCCGATGCCAACGCGGGCTTCATCATGGTGTGGTGCGCGGCCCAGTGGCACAAGGCCATCGAGCCGCTGATCGCTTCGCAGTGCGGCGGCCTGGAGATTCGCACCATCGCCGGGTCGTCCACGATGAGCAACCACTCGTCGGGCACGGCCATGGACCTGAACTACACGAAGCACCCGCAGCACGCCTACACGTTCAGCGACGCCATGAAGCAGACCATCCACACGATCATCGGGGCCACCGAGGGCGCGGCCCGCTGGGGCGGCGACTGGACGCCGGATTCGGTGGACGAGATGCACATCGAGATCAACACGCTGGACCAGGCGCTGCTGGTGCGGGTGGCCGCCAAGCTGCACAGCCTGAACCCCGACTACGGCTCGGTCTCCGGCATCCCGTCCTCGGGTGGCCTGCCCGGCTCGATCGATGCGAAGGCGGCGGCAGCGGCGGCCCTGGCCGTGCAGATCAAGCCGCTCCCGGCGCTGCCGCTCACCCCCATCAGCGGCAAGCTGGCGGTGAGCGCGAGCGGCATGCTGGGCCAGATCAAGCTGGGCGGGGCCCGCTACACCACCGTCGTGCAGGACGTGACCACCTCGGCATCCATGTCCTACGCGGCCAACCAGGTCGGCGCGCTGTCGCTGACGCTGCAGGACGACGCCAAGGGGTCGCTGCTGAAGTCCGGCTACATCAGCCTGGGCGTGCCGCTGTCCTTCGGCGACCAGCGGATGGACGTGCGGTCGGTCGAGGCCGCCAACGGCAAGGGCGGGCCGGAGATACGGATCGAGGCCCGCAGCCGCACCATCTTCCGGCTGCGCACCGGCAACCAGGTCGGGCCGGGCACCTGGGGCCAGGTGAAGACCACCGAGTGGGTGGAGGCGCGGGCCAAGGAGGTCGGTGCGCGGGCGCTCGTCCAGCCCGACCTGTACGACCTGGCCCCGTCGCGCGGCGAGACCGAGTCCACCTGGGAGGTGATGGTCAAGCTGGCGCAGCTGCACCGGGCCTGGTGCTTCGAGTACGAGCAGACCATCATCTTCGGCCAGCCCACCTGGCTGGCCTCGCGCAAGAACGTGGCGGGCTGGCAGCTGAACTGGTCGGGGCACGGCCACTACACCGACGGCATGGACGGCCTGCCCAAATACCGCGCCTCCATCGACGCGCCCAATCCGGATGACGTGGAGGTCATCCAGACCCGCATCTGGGCCGCCACCGCGTACCGGATGCGGCCGGGCGACCTGATCCACCTGGGCGGGTCGGTGGGCGACATGAAGGGCTGGTGGATCATCAAGCAGGTGCAGCTGGACCTCGGCGGGTCGTTGCTGGCCTCGGCACTGGTGGACGCGCAGCGGGTCATCAACCCAGCCCAGGTCGGCACCTTCGATGACCCGGCCAACCCGGCATCCAGCACTGCCTCCAACACGACGATGCCGCCCGCGCAGCAGGGCCATGAGAGTCCGACGGGGTCGGGTGCGCCATGAGGCTGGACGTGAGTGTGGCGGCGGTGGCGCTGGAGCTGGCCTCGGCCACCGGGGCCGGGGCGGCCGCCGATGAGCGGTGCGACCCGCTGGACCCCGACCTGGACGGGGCGCACCTGATTGCCCACTGCTACGGGTACGGCTACGACCTGACGCTGGCCCAGCTGCTGCGCGAGTTCACCCGGCAGCAGGCGGTCGATTACCAGGCGCGGGGGCTGGTGCTGGTCAATGCCGCCGGGCGGGCAGGCATCGCCGTCGGCCGGGGCTACGTGGTGGAACCGGCGGGCGGGGAGTATGCGCTGACGGACCCGGACCCGGCGCGCTGGGTGGCGGCCTACGCCCCACCGCTGCTGATCCGCTCGGTGGTGACCGGATGACGGCCACAGCCCCGCGCGTGGCCGGGGCCTGGGCCGCCACCGTGACGCGGCTGGACTCGGCGACGCAGGTGCAGGTCGTCATCCCGCGCCTGTTCGGGACGCAGAACACGATGGCCGCCATCGGGTCCGGCCTGACCATCGGGCAACAGGTCTACGTGCAGGCCATCGAGGGCCGCCGGATGGGCTCGGTGGACTGGGTGGTGCTGGGCTCCGGCTCGTCCTCCGGCTCGGGCGGCGGCACGCCGGGCGGCACGGCCGGGCAGGTGCTCACCAAGATCGACTCGGTGGACTTCCACGCCAACTGGACGGACCGGCTGGCGCAGGCCATCGCGCGGCAGGCGGCCAGCGCGAACTCCGCCGCCTACCCCATCGGGTTCTCCGTGTTCTCGGTGACGCTGGCGGAGGCGCAGGCCGACGGCGGGTGGCCGTCGGCGGTGTCGGCGACGGTCTACACGATCAAGTCGGCCACCAGTACGGTCATCAGCCAATGGTGGATGCAGTCCAACACCACGGTGGCGTCCGCGTTCTACCGGAGCATCAGCAGTACGGCCGCCTCGCCGTGGCAGTCGGTCGGTGCCCAGGGCCCGGCCGGTCCGCAGGGCCCGCCCGGGGCGCAGGGCGCGGAGGGCGTGCCCGGCCCACAGGGCCCGATGGGCCCGGCCTCGACCGTTCCCGGCCCGCCGGGCATCACCGGAGCACAAGGGCCCAAGGGCGACCCGGGACCGACCGGAGCGACAGGACCGACCGGTGCGACAGGCGCGACCGGTGCAGCTTCGACGGTGCCGGGACCGCAAGGCCCGCAAGGACTCCAGGGCGCGAAGGGCGACAAGGGCGATACCGGAGCGACCGGACCGACAGGGCCCGCCTCGACCGTCCCAGGACCGGCCGGGCCGACCGGACCTGCTGGACCCACCGGAGCGACGGGCGCAGCCTCCACCGTGCCCGGTCCGGCAGGAGCCACCGGCCCGCAGGGGGCGCAGGGACCGCGCGGTAATGACGGGCCGACCGGCCCGACCGGCTCGGTGGGGCCCGAGGGTACGAAGTGGATCGTCGGTACCGGGGCTCCGGTCGAGCCGGTGCTCGGCGCGCGGCCCAACGACCTGTACCTCGACGGCGCGACCGGCGACGTCTACCGGCTCTCGATGAACGGCTGACGATGGCGACGAAGGTTGGCAGCATCCAGGGACCGCCCGGTCCGATCGGCCCGCCCGGTGGCGAGTTCATCAAGAGCACCTGGGTGACGACCGCGACGACGCCGCCGGACTGGGGCATGGTCTACGTCCAGGGCCCGGCCACCGTGCGGCTCAACGTGTACGACAAGGCGAACAACCGACGGAACGCCGAACTGGACCTGGTCAAGGTCGGCGACTGGCTGCGCATCGACTCGGCGGACGACTCGACCGAGGTCTGGGCCAAGATCACCGCGATCGGCTACGCCTACCCGGTCTACGACTTCACCCTGGACTCGACGTTCCTGTCGCACACTTCCCCGCGCGATGTGGTGGTCTCGTTCACTCATATGGTGCCGGGCCCGGCCGGGCCTACCGGGGCGACCGGCCCGGCCGGGACGCCGGGCACCAAGTGGTACATCGGCACCGGCGCGCCGACCCCGACGAACCCGTCCGGCGCGGTGCTCGGCGACCTCTACCTGGACACGGCCTCCGGCGTCACCTACCAGCTGTTCGGTCAGGGGTGGAGCGGCACCGGCAGTCTGAAGGGGCCGACCGGCGCGTCCACCGCCTGGCGCTCGGGCGTCGGTGCTCCGGCGGGCGGGCTGGGCGTCGTCGGCGACTGGTACCTCGACATCACGATCGGCAACGTCTACCAGAAGACCGGCAGCACGACCTGGGCGCTGCAGACCAACATCACCGGCCCGCAGGGGCCGCAGGGCGTCCAGGGCTCCACCGGGCCGACCGGCACACAAGGCCCGCAGGGGGTGAAGGGCGACACCGGAGCTACCGGGAGCCAAGGCCCGCAGGGCATCAAGGGCGACACCGGAGCACAGGGGCCGACCGGATCACAAGGACTGCCGGGCACCACGGGTCCGCAGGGCGTCAAGGGCGACACCGGCAGTCAGGGCCCGACCGGCTCGGCAGGCCCGGCCGGACCAACGGGGCCGACGGGCAGCACCGGGGCGACCGGTCCGCAGGGGCCACAGGGCCAGGGCGTCACGACCGGTGGCACTGCCGGGCAGGTGCTCACCAAGATCGACGCGGCCGACTTCAACACGCTGTGGTCTGACCCGATGGCCCGCACCATCGCCGGATTGGCCTCGACGGCGGGCTCGGCGTCCTACCCGGTGGGCATCTCGATCTTCAGCATGACGCTGGGAGAGGCGCAGGCGGACGGCGGCTGGCCCATCGCCGCCTCGGCCACCGTGATGACGGTGAAGTCGGCGACGAGCTCCGTGGTCTCGCAGTGGTGGATGCAGTCGAACATCACCGCGCAGGCGCTCTACTTCCGGTCGCTGGCCTCGGCGTCGTTCGGTCCGTGGGTGGCGCTGAACCCGGCCCGGGACACCACGCCGGTCGGGATCATCTGCCCGTGGGGTGGACCGAGCAACAGCACCGCTCCGGGCTACCTGCGGTGCGACGGGGCGGCCTATGCGCGCACCGCCTACCCGGAGCTCTTCGCGGCGATGGGCGGGACCTCCTCGCCCTGGGGCGTGCCGGACGTGGACTCCTTCAATGTGCCCAACTTCGCCCTCGGCGGCCTGGCCCGGTTCCCGCGCTGGGGCACGCCGAACACCAGCGGCGGCGAGACCTCGCACGGTCACACCAATCCGTCGCACAGCCATTCGATTCCGTCCCACACCCACACGCTGTCCTCGGCGGGCTGGGCGCAGGTCTGGGTGAGTACGACCGGCGTCGGCATCAGGCGGATCAACGTCACGTCCTACGCGGAGACCCTGGCCAGCACATCGGCGTTCAGCGCGGGGTCGAGTACGACGGCTCGGACCCTGGGTGCCGGGCTGGATGGCGCGACGGACGGCAGCGGGACGCTGACCACTGGCGGAGCGGCGGTCGCCACCAGCGACACCTCCACCCTGCCGCCCTGGCTGGGCATGATCTGGGTGATCAAGGCGGTGCCGTGATCGGCCGTCCCACCGACCGGGCCGCCCGGCTGGGATGCTGCAGGACGTGACCTACCGCGCCCTGGGGCATCCCTTCCGCCTGGACAGCGACGGGGCAGTGTCCACCGTGGACCAGGGCAGCGACGGGTTCCTGGACCAGTGCATCCAGACCGTGTGTGGCACCATCGTCGGCGAGCGGGAGATGTGTATGCCCTACGGCGTGCCCGACCCGGCCTGGCACGGCCTGGAGGCCGATGACATTCAGGCCGCGCTGGCCCTGTTCGGTCCCAAGGACGTGATCATCCAGGGCGTCGAGACCACCTGGGCCTCGGAGCAGCACGCGCAGGTGGTCGTCAACTGGGACCGCGCGTCCGCCGGGGATACAGGGGGCGGGAACCTGTGACCTCGCCAGCGACCTCCCCCGGGCCGGTCCCGAACATCGACCTGTCCCTGCACTGGGTGACCGAGAACGACCTGCTGGATGCGTCCATAGCCGCCGTGCAGGTGCGCCTGCCCGAGTGGGTGCCGGTGGAGGGCAATACCGAGGTGGTGCTGCTGGAGGGCATCGCGCTGCAGGTGGCCCAGGAAGTGTTCACGATCAACCAACTGCCCCGTGTGGTGTTCGAGGCAGTCCTGGAGATCAACGGGCTGGTGCGCCAGCCGGGCCTGCCCTGCCAGGTCCAGATCAACCTGTGGACCTCGACGGGGATCACCGGAGAGCTGAAGCTGCCCAAGGCCTCCGTGTTCCGCGCCCCCATGCCCGATGGCACCACGGTGGACTTCGAGACGCTGGCCGACCAGACCATCCCGGTGGGCGCCACCGGCACGCCCGTCTGGGCGCAGTGCAAGACCATCGGCACCCGGCCGCACGCCATAGCCGCAGGTACGGTCGTGTCCCCGGTGGGGACGCCGACGTGGATCGAGCAGGCCAAGACGGCGGCCATCCCCTCCGGCGGGGTGGACGAGGAGAGCGACCAGGACTTCTGGACGCGCGGTGCGGCCCTGCTGCGCTCGCGCCCCTCGGCGCTGGTGGTGGCGCAGAACTTCGCCGACCGGGCGCTGGAGTACAACTACGTGGGCCGGGCGGCGGCCTGGGACCGCTGGGACGGCACCGGGGACAAGACCCAGCTGGGCACGGACCTGGGCCACATCACCGTGGCCTGCACCCACGTGGACGGCTCGGCGCTGACCCAGGCGCAGCTGGACGAGGTGAAGGCCGGGCTGCAGCAGCGCGCCCAGGCGGGCCTGACCGTGCACGTCATCAACGCGACCTACGCGACCGGGGTGACCCTGACCGTCAGCGTGGTGGCCGACGGCGGGATCAATACCGCCACGCTGAAGACGGGCCTGGAGGCCGACCTGAAGGCATGGCTCTCGCCCGTGACGTGGGCCTGGGGCACCGCCGTCACCGCCAACGCCCTCATCGTGCGGGCGGGCCGCTACCCGGGCGTAGCGGCCGTCACGGCGTCCGGCGGGACCAACTGGACCGCGCCCTCCGTGCTCCCGCAGCACCTGATCGCCACCACGGCCACGGCGACCGCGACGGTGGTGTGATGGCCGCCGATGCCGTCTGGATCGCCACCCCGCCCAACCTGCTGCCGGTCAATGAGCAGACGGGCGGGCAGGCGCTCTACTTCGACTGGGTGACCGACGCGGGCCTGCTGACCCAGCCGGTGACGATCGACCCGCTGGCCACCAACACGACGACGGACACCAGCCTGTACGTGGGCACCGGGGCCGGGGTGAGCACCCGGACGCCTACGGTGGTCCCGGCCAGCATCGCCGCAGTGGGCGGCGAGACCTACCGGTTCAGCACCGGCGCCACCGGCCCGGTGCTGGTGGAGCTGTACGGGGTGCGCTCGGACGGCACGATGGCATTCGTCTGGGGCGCGCTGAACGACGCGGACCGGGCCAGCAACCTGCAGACGCTGCCAGCCGGGTTCGTGGGCCTGGCCTACCGCGTGCTGGTCCTACCCCCCACGGCGTACTCCTACCCCCCTGCGGGTGACCCCTACGAGGGCTGGCTGGTCTTCACCTGGACCGACCTGCTGGGCACGCCGCACACCCAACGGCTCTACAACTACGGCGACGGCGTGACGCTGCCCGACCCGGGCGCGGGCGTCACGCTCTCCGGCCCGGTGCTGGTGCAGGGCTGGTACGACCCGGGGCCGGTGGTGCCCACCTCCTCGACGGACACGTTCGGCGCGCTGGTCTGGGGCTCGCTGCCCGAGCTGTACATCAGGACCGACAAGGAGCAGTCGCCCGCCTACCCGCTGCGCAGCTACCTGCAGGGCGCGGGCGTCGGCAGCGACAACGTGATTGCCACCGCCCGGCAGGTCTACGAGGGCGACATGACGGACCCGGTGGCCTGCCCGGACGACTGGCTGGCCTGGCAGGTGGCCGTCCTGGGCGTAGTCAGTGCCCCCAACCAGGCGGACCAGCGGCAGGCGCTGGCGGCGCGGCAGACGGCCGGGCGGCCGGGCACCACGCAGAACCTGGAGGCGTACATCCAGACGATGCTGACCGGGACGAAGTACGTGACGGTGCGGCCGCCCAGCACCACGACGCCGTGGGTGCTGCGGGTCTCGGTCATCGACATAGAGACGGTCAATGCCGGTGGCACGGCGGGCATCCGCAACCGCCTGCTGGCCTCCGGCAAGCTCCCGGCGGGGCACGACGTTCTGGTCTCGCCCGTCGTGGTGGCCTGGGATGCCGTGGACGCGCAGTTCACGCCGAGCTGGGATTCCGGCGACAGCACCCTGCCCAACTGGGCCAGCATCGACAGCAGCGGCCTAGGAGGCTGACATGGCAGTAACCCAGGACCCCCGGTACGGCACGAACCGGTGGGGCGCAGGGACCGACCCGTGGCCCGCCCGGGCCGGGTGGAACGCGCTGCTGGACCTGCTGACCACCAAGGCGGCCATCTTCGCCGAGGGCGCGTTCTCCGCGCGCCCGGCCTTCGCGGCGGCCAAGAAGGGCACCTTCTACTGGGCCACCGACCAGCAGCGCCTCTACTACCAGTCGGCGACGGCCTGGACGGAGGTCTCGCCCAACGGCGGCGGCGGCGTGCCGGTCAGCAACCGGGGCCGGGCGGGTGCCGAGGGTACCTCCCGGCTGTCCGCGCGGGCCGATCACGTGCACGAGGACCCGAACTACGCCACCCGCCCGATGATCAACGGGGCCGACAACCCGATCGGCACGTTCCTCACCACCCGGGCGACCAAGTGCTACCAGGGCTTCACCTCCCAGGGCACCGACGGGCACGGCTTCTTCCAGATCGGCATGCCGGAGGCGG